GATTCAATGGCTTCAAACTCATCGTCAATCTCTGTACCTTTAACAATCTTAGCTGCGTTACCTGACGGAAGCGTATCCTTAGAGGCAAAGTCCGTAAGTTTAGTGTAGTTAGACATTAGTATATCCGTCCTTCTTTAGTGTAGATGTCCAGCTTCTGAATCGATAGCTGACTTCCGTTAATAGTTGCTTCAAATCCTACCTGTATGACACCACCCGCACCACCGACAGGAGCACGTACTGTGTCTGACAATGTACCTACTGTGTATTCCGCAGTAACAGTATTGTATTCTGCTACGCCATACTCAGAGTTTGCTTGTGATGCAATCTCAATAGGAAATGAACGATAGCTGTCATCATAATCATAACCAACCTTAAGTACGATGTCCTGACCTGAACCACCAATCAATGTGGTTGACAGACGCTTCAAGAACTTCTGTCGTGTACTATCTCCGAAGTCAAAGTAGTTGGTATAGTATTTGATTGTGTAGCTACTACCATTATCTGTGTATCCGTAGTAACGTGACATACCGTCAATACCTGTAAAGTACAGAGTATTGTTAGCCTCAATCATGTTAGTCTGTACTTGGTTATCCCATACTGTTACACGTGCACTGCCATCTTCAAGCGTAGAGCGAGTATCAAAACAATAGATACGTTTGTATTCAGGGATAAGCAGAAGGTAGAATGCTTCTGATGCAGAGTATACAGTTTTAATTGCAGTAGGATCAGAGTTCAACACCTGACGTACAAGGTCATCACGAATGTTCTTAGACAGGTCACGCATTGGCTGTGACTTCTCTTGAATCAAACGACCGAGACTACGCAAACCATCCTTAGCTAGGAACAGAATGTCAGTACCAGTGTTCTGTACACTGTCACGTGAAATACAACCAATACCGTTGATTACTTCGACAAGACGCATAGTAGTAGGGTCAAGGGCAGTATCTCCATCCGTGTCCCCGTAGATAACTACGTTGTCTTTACAGAAGATAATTAGGCGGCCAGCGTGTGCACCTAGTGCTACAATCTCATCGTTACCGTTGACCAAGACAGAAGACAGATCAATAGAACCAGCAGTGCCATCTTCCCATGTAACACCATCAAGCAAGTCAGACCAGTACACTGTTGTTTTATTATTAGTAGTGTCTGCTGCCCACAATCTACCGTATGCGGATAGAATAGTGTTAGGCTGTGGTACAAACTTATTCGAGTTAGATGCTACGTTAACCACATCATCAAGCACGCCTGTTGTAGGGTTAAAGTAAATCATCTTATGATCACGTGACACAAGGTATGCAGCATCGTTAAGCGTAGCTGTATCCCAGTTGTTATCACTTAAATCATTAGAACCAGCGTATGTAACTGATGTTAGAGTAGCACCGTCTACAATGTAGAAGCCTGTGTCAGACCATGCACCAAAGTAGCGTGTACCATTGATGTCAATAAACTCATGAGCACCTAGCAGGTTAACGCCAGTGTGTCCATCCGATAATAGCTGCCAACCTTTACGTGCACCTAGACGACCATACTTATCTATGACACAGTTGTCTGCTTGCAACGCAAAGCCAGCAGCGAGAGTAATAGAACTCTCCTGAGTGTTGAGTCCGAAGAATCCTGGAGCTGCAATACTTGCTGACTGTAGTGGTTTAGCCATTATACTTCCTGCCAGATTAGTTCTTCAGGGTGTTTGATTGCATCAAGAGAGATAGCATCATTTAATGAGCGTTGTGCTGTCATGTAAGCCGAAGAAGCCCCGACACCTGCATCTTCACCACGCTCTTCAATAGCCTTAGCATATGCAAGAAGCAGGACAGGCTGAGCAGGTACTGTGATTACAGAAGCATCAGTGTCTAATTCTTCTTCACGTTGAATTACGTTAAAGCGTAGTGTCTCGACAGCATCAGGAATAGGATAGACATCAACAATAGTATCACCATCATTATCCACACCATTGAAGGAATAGAACATAGGTGAACTAGTTTCTGGATTAGTTAGTAGAAACTGACGTGTCATCCACGAAGCATCTTTATATGTAAGGTATGTGTCCTGTGTATCGTTAAGAACTTCTAATACTTTAATATTGTTCTTCGAATTAGTCAGGACATAAGAGAATGTATTTGCTGTTGTTGTAGCAGTAATTGTTGTACGCAATGCACTCCAATCCCAACTATCTTCTACTTCTCTCTTTGCATCGTTGATAAGAACACCAATCAATGCAGAGTAAGAGTTTTCGTTTACTGAAGAAACTTGACGTTCTCGCAATCTCTTCAGTATATTGTTTACCATGTTAAGGTATGTCATTCTGTGCACCGTATTTACTTAATTGAGGGTAACATACTTTGATCTATTTGTCAAGTATTAATTAGAAGTTATCCCAGTCATTACCATCACCTGCGGCATTAACACCAGTCCAACCACCATAATCAGCACCCCCAGTATATGAATTACCACTACTATCAGAGTAATATCCTGAGTCTCCGCCAGAGATAGAACCTGAGTTTAAACTATCTAGTGTATTACTCATTACTGTATTACGATCATTAGTAAATTCAGCTACATTAAAGATCTCTGGGAACATCCCTCTTGTAATATTCGTAGCCTCGCCTACAAGACTACCACTACCTGATGTAGGAGCATAGCGTTCAGTAGTTGCATTGAACTCATAACCTTTAGGAATGTTATTCAATGGATCCCCGAAAGTACGATCCCATAATGAAGGCTTGATTGTACCGTCAATAACATCACCATCCTTGCCCATAACATAATCAAGGAATCCCTGACTTCTTGTAGCTTCGTTCTGATCGTTACGTAATGTACCTTCAAGCATATTCTCGCTAAGTAAGCCACCCATACCAAACGGAAGAGCGGCCTGTAGTAACATGCGCTTGTTAGGATTATCTAGTAAGTCACGAACACCTTTAATGCGTTCTTCATTAGATACTTGAGGAATAGGTGTACCATCTCCTCCGCCACTCTGCTGTACAGGTACACAAGCCCTACCATTCCATACATAACCTGCTGCACAGTTCTCTTTAACCGTGCCTAGATCAGTAGAGGTAATCTCTGATTGAGGAGTGTTGAGCATACCGCCACCACCAAGAACACCACCAGCACGCTGTGATGCTAGACGTTTCATGTAGTCATACATTGACTCTTGGTCTTGACGGTAGTATGCGTCATCGTATGTAACGCCTGAGTAATTAATTGGATCTGCCATATTATCCTTCCCAACGGGCTGGGCCGTTAGTTCTTGTGTCTATGTGTGTGAATGTTTCATAGCGACCAATGCCGCCAGTAATGTTCAATCCTTTGAAGATACGCTCAACATGCTCAGCAACAATATCAGGATCCATATCCTTTACTACTATATCAGCAGCACGTGCTCTAGTATGTTGAGAGTTCTTTGCACCACCTATCTTTGCATTGTGTTCAGGACAACGACATGCAGAGTTAATAGTAATAGGTGCTTTAACATTATCTCTTAAACATTGCAATACTTCAATAAGATAAACGTCTACTGTATCAAAGCCGCAGCCGCATTGACATGCAAACTCTTCACGGCTAAAGTTCTCAGATACCTGCATTACTTCTTACCTCTTACAGATTCCACGACACCGCCGCCAAAGTAGAAGCCAACAATAGTTAGCATGATCTCACCAAGCCACATCTCATTAGCAAAGCGCTTAGCTTCTTCTACATTCTCTAACGGTACAGTACCGTACAATGCACCGATCACTCCATTAGCCATAATGAATATAAACATTGCAGTGAACATTAATGCCAAGTAACGCTGTGCTAGTTTAAACGGAGCATAGGCATTCATGATGTCTACTTTAGCCTTAGTCTTAGCTACAATCTCTTCTTCAGTAGAAGTATGCATTGAATCAATAAGGTCAATACCCTTAGAGATTACATCACCTGATCCAAAGATCTTACTCAGTATGCCTAACATTACTTAGCACCCGCATCCGCTTGTAGTCGCCACTCAAGTTCTTTAATAGACAAGCGCATCTCTGCTATGTCTGCTTGATTGGCATACTTGTACATGACAGTCTCCATCTGAAGCTGCATATCGTTTAGTGTCTTGAAGTTCCATGCAATTAATGCAAACAACAACCCAATAACACCC